AAGTTATCTTTTGTTGGATTGGAGTTTCTCTTCTTAATATCTTTCCAATAGGTTTGAAAAAACCTTTTAAGTTACCAAAGAACCCTTTATGTTGGTCAGGAATCATGTGTTGGGTAGTCTGAAATAACCCACCAAGTTTCTGTTTGATTAGTTGGTCGTTTCTACCTATTTGGTCTCTAAGACTTATTGGAGGCATTTGTATCTGTTAAATTTTTAACTGTTTCACTTATCACCTTGTCAGTTTCAGCTTTGCCTCTTGGGGTTTCACCAGATATTTCAAGTTGCTTTAGTATCTCTGTTTGTGCCCTTAGTGTTTCAAGGTCTTCAGGCATTTCTCCTCTCATGAGCTGTCTACCCTCAGGAGACATAAGTGGGTCTCCAAAAGTAGGGTCAACACCAGGGATAGTTTTATAAACTTGGTCTGATTGTAGTTTTCCAATTTCTCCTTTAAGTGATACGGATACTTTAGGAGGAGCAGGTGCTTCTTGGAAGTTCTCGTCAAAGTATTCACTAATAACAACATCATCCTTAAAGACCTCTAGAACATCTGTAAAGAACTTACCAATTTTAGCCCCAGGAACATCTTTAGCTTGGTTGAAGAGCAGAAGTGCTAATTGTTGTCTTGTTGTCTTGTCTTGGAGAGTTTCTATCTCCACATCAATGTCTATATTCCCCTGAATATCCTCATTGGAAACATTATAGAAACTTTCTGCACCAGATTCTACTATTCTTATAGTGAACTCTCGGTCTAGGAACTTCTGTGCATAAGCCATCATTATTCTCCAAAACTCTTTCATAGAACTTTTAACTATTGAAATCTTATCCTCAACAACAACATCAGCTTCTCCTTTAGCAATGACAGCTCCTCTAGCTGTGTCAATTGAAAGTCCCGCAGCAGTTCCTCCGTCAGTAGAAAAATCTATAACTCCTGTGGATTGCTGAATATCACTTCTGATGATTTTCTCTTCATTGATTGAAGCGATAACCCCTTGCATGTCAGGAGTAATAAATTGAACTCCTGTTGGTGTATCAGAGTGAACAACCCAACCTCTTTTTTGAACTAACTCATCATCCCTAATATTAGCAGACCTTTGAACAATTTTAATGGGGTCAATGTTTTGTGTAACAGTATCCATTCTCTGATTCCTAGTGTCATTAAGTTCGTTGAATAGACTTTCGTTAGGTTCAATATCTCCAATGGGTGAAATCTCTTGAGGTTCAATAGAAGAGGGAAGAAACACGGCAGGAGCAATGTTGTCTATTATTTCTGCTACAGGGTTGGGGTCATCTCTAAGTAGCCACTTACCATTAGCTACAACCATTAAGACTTTTTTCCCATCTTTAATCCCCCAGAACTCTTTAATGTTTATCTTTTTCTCTACACCTTCTCCACCTGATTTTCCAGAACTTTCTCCACTTCTAAAAATTTGTCTGACTTGTGCTAGGGTAGATGACTTTTCTGAATCACTATGTTCTTTAACTGCAATGTTAACAAGTTTTTGGTTGTAGTTCTTATTCCTTTTAAGCATTTCAGGAGTAGCCTCATAATCAAAAATCAACCACTCAAGTTTTCCGTACATGACATCCCACATGGTAGCTTTAGGGTCAAATGCTACTCTGTCTACTGGAAACATTTGTATCTTATATCCTAGCCATGGCTTAGCCTCCTCTTCTTTTTCTACATCCCAAAGTATTCTAGCCCAAGAAGCTCCAACGATTCTAGACTCCTTAATCCACATCCTATAAAAATCCTTAAGGTTTAACTTCCTTTGAAGGTAGTTGGCTAAAATAGTTCCTACTCTCGCTGCTTCTGAATCTTGCTCTCCTTCAGGAGTAACATGAATGCTTTTCATTGCATTAACTATCTTGGCTACTTTTCTTTCTACTATCCTATGTGGTTCAGGAATAAAAAGTTTGGAAAGTCCCCTGTAATTCTTTTTAGATTGTCTTCCACGATAAAGAGAATAATATCTTGAAAACCTTGAAACTTCACCAGTTCTTGCGGACTTTGAAGTTTCAAACCTTTTAAGAACAAACTGAACTTTCTCTTGAGAGTTCTGTGTTATGTTCCCTTCCTCTGCAAATTGTTCTTCTCTAGCCATAATAAATAAAACGATACCAGTCTTAATGACCTATCGCTTCTAGTGTGCATTATTTAGTATTTAATTATTCAGATATTCCCTGAGTTCTGTTGATTCTGTGAGGAAGCATTACAATTTCCACCTTGTGTTATAGCCCGTAAGTGCAAACCAACAGGACTCAAAGAACATCTAATACCCCGTAAATTCATTTGTTTCAAACATCACTGGACTTTCTGTAGTGGGGTCTAAGTATCTAGGTTCAAGAAGCATAAGCCTATAAAGACATTCCATCATGTGGTCATCTTTATCTCTGGGTTTCTTCTTAGGCTGTCTCCTATCTTGCATGATAGGACTCCACTCATCCCAGATATACCTTTTGAACTCCCAGTCAGTCCTAGTGCATGTATTAAAAACATAAAGTTCTGGGGCTTTTACTATTATACTATCTTCTACACCATAAGACAATGCCTGTTGCACTCTAAGAATACCTGATGACAAATCTTTAGAGGCTTTCTCAAAGTAAAGTCCAAGTTTTGCTAACTGTTCTTGTAAGATAGGCATGTCTTTATTCTGGTCAGGAACATAAGCCATGGGGTCAATAATTCTCATTCTGATGTTCCAACCTTTCTCTTGTTCTTTAGCTCTAATTAAAGCCACCATTTCTTCAGGAGAGCCTGTTGTAAATAACTCATCAACAATATATTTAGTTCCATTCCTGTCTACTGCTAACCACATTACTGCATGAGGAGTTCTGGGGTGAGGGTCTAAAGCACAATAAACGGTGTGGTGTCCTGGATTAAGATTAAAAGGTTCTATCCAATGAACTCGCTGTTGATAACTCTTGTAGACTAAACCTGCAAGGTGCATAAACCTACCTTTAGTTCTAGCTTCTCTCTCGTCTTCAGTATATTCTGCAATCATTTGTTCTATGTTATCGTGTTCTAAAATTCCTCTTGTTCCGTGTTTTTTACAATTATCCTCTACTTCAGCGTAAGTGACAGTTTTCTTTGTCTTTTCGTCTAAAATAAGTTCATCATAAATCCAAGCACTATCTGATAGTGGGGTCATAGTTATGTAGATAGTTCCTCCAAATCTAAACCTAGCTACTGAAGCAGCATAAATCTTATAAGGTGGTGGCTCATCAAACCATATCCAATCCAAAGTAACAGACTCAAACTCGGCTGGGTCTTGCTCATAAGTCATTATATCAAAACTATGGTCATTGACTTTCCATTGAGATTCAAAAACCTTTCCTCCTTTAGAAGTAGTCCATTGTCCTTTAGGAAACCACTTTTTAAGTTCAGGAACAATGTTAGCTTGGATGTTAGTTCCTGTTGAAACTATCCTACCTCTTGAACTTTTAGGGAAATTTCTAAAAAAATCAGTATCAAACCATTTGTTGTAAATTGGGCAAGTCATGTGAGCTATGACATTAGCCATGTTGCCTGTCTTGCCTACTCCGTTAGCAGCCGAGAATATCCTTATAAAAGAGTCTTGGTCATTAAATTCTTTTTGTTTTCCGTTAGGAACAAAGTATCTATACCTCTCCTCTTTCTTCCTTCGGGCTAGTTCCCTCACTGCCCTCTGTTGCCTCTGTGATAATTCCTTGTAATTCTTCATCTGAAGGTGTTATCTCTTGTAGTTTAATCTCATGTTCTTGTTTGAGAGAGAACTCATTTTTTTTCTTTCTCTCTAAGAACCTTAGAGCTAAATCAGGATTTCCTTTTATTCCTCTTACTACTGTACTTCTAGCTAATAGAATAGGGTTTTCTTTCAAATGCTCTTTTCTGTCTAAAAACTCAGGATGCTCATTTAGATAAGTGTAAAGAGTCTGCCTAGATATATCGCTAAATAAACACGCCTCAATATCAGTACAACCCCAAGCAAAAGCCTCTTCCAATTTAGACAGCACTTCCCCTGTTATTGCCTTTGGTCTTGCCATTATTATCTACTATTGACTGGTAATTTGTTACCTATTATACCATTTTTTATACTTTAAGTCGCCCCCAGAAATATTTACTAAAATTATCTGCTTTTTCATTACACCTTTATAATATTAAATGGGTGTTTGATTATAATATAAGCATTCTTTGAGTAGTAGTTGCTTACCTTAAATATTGACTTCTTTCGTGGAGTAGTTCTGTCAATTTCAATAGGAATACTCTCTTCTGTTGTATGTAAAACTAAATCAATCTTTCCCTTTCTTCCATCTCCTCTGTTAGGAACTTTAACTTGTCTCTCAAGCGTTCCAAAAGGATTTAAGATATGAGCTATAATGTCTTCAAAAACTAAAGCCTTAACATCTTCATAATCCTTACCTATCATTGGTTTAAGAACTATAATTAAGTTTAACATTTAATTCTTCTTGATATCTTTTATAGCTCCCCCTCCCCAAGAGATAGCTCTGAAGAGAAGAAAATTGGAGTATTCCCCTTTGACTCTTTACCATTTACAGCGTGGTTGCCGAGCCTCTCTGGATAGTTTAATGTGCCCCAGAGATTTAACCCCCTACACAATAAAAAGTATAGCAAATTAGAATTTGGTGTCAAAAAAAGTTATCCCCATATCCCCACTTTATCAACTATACAGGTATAGTATTATTTAGATAGGTTCATAAGTCGGCATGGTAAACTACAACCATGATAGTTTTTCAGAAATTCTTTCTGAGGGAAACTGCTGTCGGGGAACTTGTAAGAGCCAACATTAGATAAAATAAGGAGCATCATTTGGCAAGTCTTAACTTATCAGTGCCGACTCTATGAACCAAATTATATGAAAAAAATACATTGGTGGATAACACCAACTATTCTAGGGGTAATAATTTTAGGAATAATAGTTAGCAGTTTTACTCATACTTTTGTTTATAAAAAAACTGACTATGGATTGAGTATTTTTAAGGGAGTAGTCTATGCTTATTCCTCAGAGGAAAGGCAAACAGACAACTCTCCTTTTATTACGGCATACAATACCCCAGTCCGAGAAGGTATCGTGGCAAATAATTGTTTGGCTCAAGGAACTATTGTGGAAATAAAAGGTCAGAAGTATGAAGTGCAAGATGTGATGAACGCTAGATATAATTGTCAGACATTTGATATTTGGATGGCTAACACAGAGGATGCTTGGGCTTGGGGTAGACAAGAACTAGGAATTGTGGTGTATAAGTAATCCCCCTTGCAATATATTCTTATACTAGTATAATAGAGAGAGTTAAAGGTCGGTAATTATTAAAATATATGCTTATGAAATTACAAACATATAAAGATTATACTATTGACTATCGTTTAAAGCAGTTTAGAAGTTGCGAGGGTAGGTGGAATAGTTTCGGTAAAATAGATTTTATTCCCTTTGATAGTGATAAGGGCAAGAAAATACTAAAAGCATTAAGAGAGAAGAAAGAATTGGACAGACTTGGATTATCTACGCTACGCAAAAAATGAACTAGGGTATTGTAGCAGGGGCATAAAGGTCGGTTTATAAGCAATTAACTAACTAAAATAATATGAAACTACTTATATGTGATGTATGTGCAAGTGAGGGGAAAACAATAGAAGCGACAAACAAAACAGGTTATAGAAAAATGGGAAATACTGCAAAAATAGATGTTTGTAAAGAACATTTAAGTTATGGAAAGGGTATGACATTTGAGGAGTTTTTGAAGAAAAGTATGAGGTTATCAGAAATGTATTATAAAGGTAAAACTAAAAAATGATAAAGGTCGGTAATTATCAGAACTAAATTATAAACCAATACGCCCTGTAGCTCTCTCTTTTCCTCGTATTGGGGAAGAGGGAGAACTAAAGGGATTAACTAAAAAAATATGAAAAAAGTAAATGAATTAAAAATTTCTGAATCTTGTAGATATTGTGAAGATACAGGAATTAGACAAATTTCTAACGGAGAAGACGATTATGACGAGGAGTATTGTGATTGTCCAAGTGGAGAAAAATTAACTAACGAAGAAATATGAAAAAGAAAATAGATTATTATGGAACAAAGGATAGTTATATCCATTTGAAGTTTGGAGATGTTCGTAAAATGTATAATTTTACAAAAGAATTGGAAAAAAAATATCCTGACTTTACAAGAGAATATGCAAAATACTGGAAGTACGAGAAATCAAAATTTACTAGCCCATTTCAAGTTGTAAGTTATATCTATGACAAAAATATCCCTATAAATCTCTATTACAATTATACAGACACGCCAGTAAAAGATAGAGAAGAGGTTATAGATTATTTGGTGGAAGTAAATAGTTATGTTTATAGCTTAAATTAAAAACTAACTAAAATAATATGAAAAAGAAAATAACCGAAGATTACGATAATGATTCTTATAAGTTAGACAGATTAGCAGATAGGATTAGTCGCCTAACTAGGGGAGTACAGCGACTAATCCTAACCCACAAGATGAGATTTGATATGATAGATTCAGAAAAAGTTTCTGATTGTTGTAGTGCTGGAGTCTTTAATCCGAGAGATGAAGAAGGTGGTGGTATCTGTCTGCGTTGTAAAGAACATTGTAGTAGCGTTGATACAGAATAATGAAAGACAAACTAACATTTGAAGAATTCTGGGAAGAGTATGAAAGACTTGGGAGAAAAGTTAAAAGAATTAACAAAGTGTCAGAGAAGGTGATGATTACTCTCTCTGTAAGAATTAGAAGAAAATTAAGAAGAAAAAATAATGCTAAAAATTACAGCAACAAAAATCAAAACATCTGATCTTAAAGAAGGCGATTTGTTTTCGGCACAAGATCAGGGTTATTGGGACGGGGTAAAAGCCCGTGAAGGAATAGGAGAGCGTTTGTTTATCAGAACAAGCACCCCAGTACCGGAAGGAGAAAAACTTATTGATGTTTATAAACTAACAATAGAAAAATGAATAAAGTAAACATACAGAAAATTATTTCTGATCACATTGAGAGTGAGCGTGAAGAGAAAGATATAACAAACTGGTACGCTTCAGGTTTGGGTTCGTGTCTTACTGGACGATACCTTGAAAGAATGGGGGTTGAGCCGGACGAGGATTTTGATGAGCGGACACTCCGTGTCTTTTCAGTCGGCAGAATGTTTGAGGACTGGCTGATCTCTAAGATCGGTGCGGGGCATAAGGTTGAGACACAAGTAAGAGTTGAAAGTAAAGAACATCACATATCAGGGAAGGTGGATCTTATTCTGAATAACGTTGTTTTTGAGGTAAAGAGCAAACACAGCAAGGCGTTTTGGTGGATGACAAAGCAAGGTGATGCACAGATCCAACACAAAATGCAGTTATGGGTTTATCTTTGGCTCTTAAAAAAGGAGAAAGGTCGGATTGTTTACATTTCAAAAGACGATCTGGCTATCCAAGAATACTGGGTAATGCGGGACGACAAAGAGCTTGAAGAAATGGTGATGAACGAGCTTAATATCTTAAACGAGGCGTGGGAGCAAAAACTACCACCACGTCCGGTTGACGATCCTAAACATTGGCATAACAAGTACTGCCGTTTTCACAAACAATGTATAGCTCAAGAGCAGTATCTTAACTAGTTATCCACACGAGGGATTGTTGAACGGAGAGACAATCCTTGCTAATATTCAAAACGTTATGGCGAGAACCAACTCAAAAACAATTCGTAAGTTAAGAAGGCAAGTGGTATCTGGTTCTCGCCGTACTACTTGCCCTTTTAGTTTATGAAAGTAAAAGAAATCTTAAATAGTATTGTTATGAAAGCGGTTAAAAGACACCATAAACTAATACAAAACAATGGCTAGACGTAGAATGATAGATCCTGAATTTTTCTTAGATCCTGAAATGGGTAAACTTTCTGCTGAAGCAAGACTGATGTATATCGGCACTTGGGGACTGGCTGATGACAATTACGCCACACTTCCTGATGAACATCAATGGATCAAAATTCAAACATTTCCTTACTCTGAAATAAACAGCGAAAAAATTTTGAATGAGCTAGTAAATTCAGGAAAATTGATCCGTTTTGAAACAGAAGAGGACGGCAAAAAATGGCTCTACATAAAGAATTTTCACAAGTATCAGGTAGTAAACAGACCTTCCAAACCTAAGTACCCTAGATACCCTCACGGAGTATTCAGTGATATATCACAGAACCCTCACTCTGAAGTTAAGTTAAGTAAAGTTAAGTTAAGTAAAGATAATATAGATCATTTGAACACAACCTTTGAAGAGTTTTGGTCGGTGTACCCACGTAAAGCGGGAAAGAAACGTGCAAGAGAGTTGTGGTACAAACTTAACCCTTCATCGGAAACGTTGGCATTGATCCTTGCCTCTGTTGAAAAGGCACGTGGTACGCCTCAATGGAGAGAGAAAGACGGGCAGTACATTCCACACCCGTCAACCTATCTGAACCAAGAAAGGTGGAATGATGAAGTACCAACAATAGGTCGTCCAAAATCAATAGATTTAACAAAATAAAAATATGAATAACTTTCACAAAAATATAACACTTCCAATGATAACCTTCCTCAAAGGTCTAAGAGATGAGTATAAGCAAAAAGGATTAGTGCCAACACTTGACCTACTTATTGAAGATCTTGAGGATTCTGATCCTGAAAAACAACAAGAAAAGTCAGACGAAATTAGAGATGGATTAAGAGAAGATGGGGTAAAAACAAATTAACTATGGCACGAGTACACCTTAAAGATAGATCATATATCCATATTGATGACGATAAGTATGAAGCCGTTGAGGAGGCTTATTCTGCCTTTGTGGAGCGAAAAGAGGACTTAGTGATAAAACTCCCCAATCAGACCATTAAATCGTCTGAGATACGCAAAATGGAACGCTCAGACGGGTTTAAAAAGAGAGTTGAGCAAGAATATAGCTTTGATCAAGCAGAAGGAATGTTAAGAGGATACCTAGACGAAAAGGGCTATCTAACTAGAGAGCAAGAAGTAGAATTTCTAAACGATCAAATGGCTATAAAAATAACAGCCCCATACGGCAAAGAACATTACGCTGTGGCTGATCCGGCACAATACCGGAGCTTGACAGCTATGATAAGTATGTGGCAAGACATTAAATATAAAGATCAGAAGTACAAGGGTACGGGGGTCGTTTCTGATGAGATCAGAAAGAAGTTAAATTTATAAAGGACATTATAAAAGACATATGGGAAAATTCTATAAGACATTTCAAGAGATAAAGGACAATAAGATACCAGTTTCTGAAGTTGTGGCTACAATAAAGAGGCGTACGGAACTTATTGAAAACTTTGATAATCACGATTGTCATACATCAGAAATGGATGGGTGTAAGGTTTGTGGTGATATGGAAGATTTACAGCACGAAAAGGCAGAACTTCAATCCAAAGGATATTGTGTAAACAAGAATAGAACTTGTAAAGAGGACGGGTGTACCTGTTGGGAAGATGAAAAATAAAAGAGTTGAAATTCAAACTGATCCGAAAGATAAAATTTGCAAATATTGTGGTAAAAAAATGTTTAACCATAAAATAAAATACTGCTCTGATAAATGTCAAAGAGAGAGTTATAAGTTATCCACAAGTGGGAGTACAACAAGAGAGACAGAGGTGTTATAATCTTTATATTAAAATATAATCTATAAATATTATGGGAGTTATACCTGAAGATAAAAAAACTGGCGGTGGAAAATATATTAAAGCAGACGAATTTATTAAAGGAGTCGCCGTTGAAGTAGTTGGTTTTGAAACAATCGTTTCTGATGATGAAGAGTATGGGGCAGATGAAAAAGATTATCTGTTCAAAGAAGGAAAACTTAAGAAGGGCGAAGCATTCCGCTACACTTTTAAGACTATTGAGCCAGAAGATTTTGAAGGAGAATTCTTTGAAGAAGAAAGAATGGTGGAAAGTAAATCAACAGCTTTGTTTATTGCTTTCTCAAACCTAGATCCTGATGCCGGTGATAAGATTTGGATCACTAAGACAGGAGCAGGTAAAACCACACGCTATCAAGCAGACTTCTACAGAGGTCAGGATAAAGAAACAGAATAATGGTAAACGAAAAGGATGCTAAAAAGGTGTTTGAAAAACACCAAAGTATCCTTGAGATCACACGGGCAAGAAACAACACTACTTTAATTCTAGGGAAGTTTCTCCACGAGATGCTTGAGGATAATAAATACGAAACCATTTCCGGTGAAGATACTTCTTTCGCCTCATACCTTGCTGATCCTGAAGTAAATATCTCAAGATCAACCGCATACAGGTACGTTGGAATCTACAGAAAGTTTGTACTAGAACTAGGTATTCCTTTGGAGGATCTTCAAGGACTAGACATCATCAAGCTTGATAAGATTCAAAAGGTCGTAAATAAAAAGAACGTAAAGAAGTGGCTTAGTGAGATTGCCGTTCTTTCCCGCTCTGATTTAACAAGACTTATTAAGTATCCTGATACTGATCCTATGAAATGCGATCATAAGTGGAGTTGCCACAAGGAAAAATGTGATAAATGTGGAGAGATAAGGAACATAAGAAAATGAAAAAATTAAAGTTTCAATCAGTACCAGTAAAACTTTCAGAGCTTAAAGCCGGAGATCTTTTTCATTCTGTAGATCACCAGTACTTAGATGATAATCCTGAAAATGGAATAGGTATTAAAGTTTTCGTTCGTTCAAATATACCTATGACAAAAAAGCAAAGAGATGAATATCTTTACAAGATACTTATAAAATAATGGGAGTAGTTTATACAAGCAAAAACGTTCAGAGATGTACCCATTGTGGAGAGCAATGCAATATAGGTGCAAAATTCTGTAAAAATTGTACACGTGCGGACGATAGGCGTACGTTGTGTACATATAACAAAGAGCTTTTCACAGAGAAAGGGATAACTTATCATTGTAAGATGTGTAAAATAAGCTCTGATGAGTAGAAAGGGATCAAAGAAAAAGTTAGGTTATCCACGCCATATGAAGAAACCTGCTCGTTTCCGTAAGAAAAAAAGGGAAAGGAAACACCTAATTGGAGTTGATTATGAGAAAAATACCCCTAAAATTGAGGAGCAAATTATCAAAAGATCCTTACTACAAAAAGTGCTGTCGTGGTTCAGAAGGTTCTTGCGATGGTAGAATTACGTGGGAACACGCCTTTATCTATGCAGGAACGCAGATACAAGAGGGATGGGCAATTGTCCCTTTGTGTGAATATCACCACGCAGTCGGGAAGTATCAAGACGGAGGCGACCTCAATAAAGACCTTAATCAATTCATTGCCCTCTCTCGTGCATTGGACGAAGAACTCAAGAAATTTCCTCGTAAAGACTGGACTAGAATAAAAGCATATTTAATGCAGAAATTCCAATGAAATATTTATCATTATTAAATAAATGAAAAATAAAATAATCCAAGGCGACTGTATAGAAAAAATGAGAGAGTTGGAGGAGAACTCTGTTGATACTATTATTACAGACCCTCCTTATGGTTTAGAGTTTATGGGTAAGGAGTGGGATTATGATGTACCGAGTATAGAACTTTGGAAAGAATGTTTACGAGTATTAAAACACGGTGGAACTGCTTTAATTTTTGCAGGAAGTAGAACACAACACCGAATGGCAGTAAATGTAGAAGATGCAGGATTTATCTTAAAGGACACCATTATGTGGCTATATGGCTCGGGTTTTCCCAAAGCTACTGATATAAGTAAGCAGTTGGATAAGGGAGTTGAGAGAAAGGTTGTTGGAAAACATAGCAATCCAGCAGGAACTAAGAATTACAAAGTTTCAATAATAAGAAAAGATTTAGATATTACCGAACCCTCAACCCCAGAAGCAAAACTATGGAATGGCTGGAAATCACACGGACTGAAACCAGCTTATGAGCCAATTTTAGTTTGTATGAAACCAAACGAAGGAAGTTATGCCGAGAACGCCTTAAAGTATGGAGTGAGTGGATTGAATATAGATGGGGGGAGGATAGGGACAGAAGATAATACTGGGAGACCCTGTGGAACTAAAAGAGATGTTTATGGTGGTTTTGACCAACCGATGACAACTGAAACTAATCCTCTCGGCAGATTTCCAGCAAACATAATCTTAGAGTGTATATGTGATGAAGTTATAATGGATAAGGTAAAAGGAAGTTACTTAAATCATATTGTTAAAGGAGATAACTTTAGTTTTAGAGGAAAAAAAGAAACACATAATACAGGATATGCCGACAAAAATGGAACAGAGAAAACCCAAATCCACACCAATCCTAATTGTCCTTGTTATATGTTAGATGAGCAGAGTGGGGAGAGAAAAAGCCCTACTGATTATAAA